CACTAAAGCATCCTGATACTGGTGAGCAACTCTGGTGTAAGTGTGGTCGATGCTGGAACCGCTTCTGCAAACATTACAAATCTGATCCTAAAGATGTTAGTCAAAAGGTTTCTTGGCCTGGTCTTCCTGTTACATATGGTGGACGTCTTGACGCATTGTTCCAGGATGAACAAGGACGTTACTGGATTGTTGACTGGAAGACAACATCTAGAATGTTGGACGAAGATGCTGAAGCATCCTTCTTGCAACTAGATGACCAGATCGTGTCCTACCTGTGGGCTCTCCATCAGTATGGCATTGATTGCTCAGGCTTCGTCTACGTTGAGATCAAGAAAGCATTCCCAGACTACCCAGAGAAGTTGACTCGTAAATACAAGGGAAAACTATACTCTACCAATGCTCAGAATCTCACTACCTATGAAATGGCATTAAGAACATTCAGACAAAATGACAACGAAGCATGGCAGATGGGTCTGTATGATGAATACCTTAGGTGGCTTCAGACTGATGGTCCTAAATTTACTCAGCGGCATCAGATTCATAAGAATCAATCAGAAATCACCAACGCTGGAATTGCAATTGCAAATGAAGCTTTGGATATGATTGGTGAACCTAGGGTGTATCCACAACCAGGACGTTGGAGTTGCAATTGGTGTTTATTTAAGCAGCCATGTTTGGGAATGAACATGGGTGAAGATTTCCAATACACCTTGGATACTATGTTTGAAAAGCAAACTCAGCTCTATTGGGAAATAAAGGCGGCGAGTACAGACTGATGACTAAGATTTTCTATGATACAGAGTTCCTCGAAGATGGTAAGACCATCGATCTTATTTCCATTGGTATGGTTAATGAGCTTGGTGAAGAGTATTATGCTGTCAATGAAGATATGCCTATGGATCGAATTGTGGATCACGAATGGCTAATGGAAAATGTCATGCCACATCTACCAACACTCAATGATTCATGTATTAAACCGGCACGGCAAATCGCAGAAGAAGTGAAAGAATTCATTACTCGTCATCCAGATCCAAGACTTTGGGCTTGGTATGGCGCATACGATCATGTAGTGATGTGTCAATTGTTTGGTACTATGGTTGGACTTCATGACACTGGTATTCCAATGTGGACAAATGACCTCCGTCAACTAATAGATGGTATGCCAGTTAGACTGCCAAAGCAAGAAAGTACTAAGCACAACGCGCTTGAAGATGCTAAATGGGTGAAGTCTTCATACGAATGGGTGCACAATCCAAATATATAAGGAATAACATGACACCACAGGAGCGACGTGCGTTTCTGGAATATCTCCCATACATAAAGCGACTAGAAATTTATGTGCAATGTGACGGTTATCGTCCAATGTCTCGCAAATCCAAACTAGATTCAGTTCAAAGAGAACATTACCGTTGCAAGAAACCAGCCTATTGGAAGTTCACTGCACTGAAGAATTCGTATGGTGAGAGCGGTATTTACTGTATGGATCATCTGATGTCTCGTGGATTAATCACTTCTTACGATGAGCAAGCTCGTACCAACAAGTATTGGGAAAAGTATAAGAAGGAAGTGTTAGGTGATACGTGAGGTTAAGCTTTATTCACATGATCTGCGTAAGATAGCTGATGCACTAGATGTTTTGCAAACTTCACACGGAATAAAGGTTACTACTTTTCAATGTGGTAATCTTGTTGTTACTGTGGATGAGTCTAATCATCAGCTAGATGGCAGGTCTATTTATGTAACTGGAATAACCAATGCCACAAATAGTCATTAAGACCTTTGTACTTGAAACAACTTCATGGCATGTTGCTGAACGTCTTGGCGAATACAACAGTGAAGCTACTGTACCTAGAATTGGTGAGGTAGTTCTCGTTCTAGGTATAAAGAATCAAGTTAAAGCATATCAAGTTTTTGATATTGAACACGTGTATGCAACTGTACTAAATGAGTTTAGACTATATCATATCTGTTGTTATTGCAAACTTACTGAACCTAAAGATCCTAAAAAATACATGGCTCCAAAAAGTCGCAGCCCTAGGATTAGGGTTGCGAATTTCGAGTAGGATGTGATTAGGATGGTTTGTGAACATTGTCATGGCGTGGTTCATGATGGTAAACCCAAGCTCTGTCGTGGTGGTACTTGGTGTGATTGTCACCATAGACTTCCAATCGAAATTGTAATCGAAAGACTAAAGGAAGAAGCAAACAATGAATGAGCAAGACCCTAACAAGACCATGAACGAGATGGATGAGTTTCTTGCCAATCCTAGTATTGGTAATGAAGCTAAGCGACGTCTTGGACTATCTCCAGAAGAGGAAACCGAAGGAGAGAACTACGAGGCTGATGGTAATGACGAGGATAGCGACCTCGAAGATGAAGATGAAGACGACGATTTTGAAGATGATGAAGATGAAGATGATGAAGATGATGAAGAGGAAACTATTGTCGTCAACTGATTGACAAAGTTTGATCGATTAGCTCTTGCGTGGCGCTGACCTGCGATGGTACACTGAAGCACTAAAGAAAACACAAACGAATCGACTCAATTCGGACAAATGTGATATTAAGGATCAGTGAATGTCGCTAAATACCATCGCAGGTTTAGCAATTTCAAAGGTATCACTTCAAGAGCCATCACCTAATATTCTAATATATGGAGAGTCGGGAGCCGGGAAGACTACGCTAGCTGGATCAGCAGATGCTGTTCCTGAAATGCGTAAGGTTCTGATATTAGACATTGAGGGTGGAACTCTATCCTTAAAAGACCGTTACCCAGATGTAGATAGCGTAAGAATCAAGACCTGGTTTGATTTACAACAGGTCTATGATGAGCTATTTGCTGGCGGTCATGGCTATCGTACTATTGTTTTAGACAGTCTTACTGAGGCTCAGAAGATGTCTATGGATACAGTAATGCGAAAACTCGTCGAGCAGCATGAAGAACGTGATGCAGACGTTCCTGGTATTCGTGAGTGGAATATCAACATTGAACAAACGCGGAAGTTTGTCCGTGCACTGCGTGATTTACCTTTAACTACGATTTTCACCGCACTTGCCAAACAGGACAAGAATCAAAAAACCGGCGTGACTAAAACTAAACCTTCACTTTCAGGCAAAGTAGCAGACGAAGTCGCCGGCTTTCTTGATATAGTATCTTACTTATATACCAAGGAGGTTGACGGGGAGCAAAGACGTATGCTACTGTGCGGCGCAACCCAAGATCATATTGCCAAGGATCGCACAGGAAAATTGGAACAAGTAATTCAAGATCCTACAATGGCCACAATCTGGAATGCGATTAAGGGATTAAACAATGACGCAACCGTTGAAGGTTAATTTCTCATCTAACGAAGCTAGCTCTGAAGCTCGCGTTATTCCGCCGTCAGGCGAGTACACCGTTAATATTACTGATGGTAATATCAAAGAAGTGAAGCCAGGCAAGAAGAACACTGGCAAGCCGTTCTGGCAGCTAACGTACGTGATCCAAGAAGGTCCGTACGACGGTGTAAGTCTCATGTCTTCTGTCATGCTTTTCGATGGAGCACTGTACTCTTTCGCTCAGCTTATGAAGGCACTCGGCTACGATGTTAACGCAGGTGACTTCGTGGTACCTGCTCTTGATGAAGTTATTGGTCAGACAATCAACGTCAAGGGTCTAAAGAAGCCAGCCGAAACCAAGGATGGCACAGAACTCAACGAGCGTTTTGAAATTCGTAGTTACAAGGCCGCAGCAAAGCCTGCAAAGGACGCCGCAAGTAGCAGCATACTTCCGTAAGGTTAGCCTTGTTCTAACAATGTGAAGAAGGCCAGTCCATATCTATTGCAACTGGATATGGGCTGGTCTTTTACATCCTAAGGGGTAAGTATGACAGCATACTCCACCTTCCGGGATGCAGTAGATGACACACAGGAACGTCGCTATGATTTCTTCAGACTAATCTTTGGTGAGCGCGAAACTGGGTATGTATGTATAGCGTATAAGAGCCATCTTAGTAAGCAGATGGACGAAAAGTTCTTCCACTACCCATCACAATTGGTGGAGATGTGCAAGGATATCGATAATAGAGCTAAGACGCTTACACATGTGTATTTCTGCCCACAACTGTTAGACTCTAAGAAGAGAAGACGCAAGGAAAACGTAGTAAAATGTCCTGTACTGTGGGCCGATCTAGACACTT